GACGGACGAGTCTGGCTTAAAAGTTTTTAAATATGAAGTACCCCCTTCGCCTAGTAGTCCTATGAGAGAGATATATTTGTGTTTTAATGACAGTACATCCACGATGGGCTTTGATAAGTTGGGCACCATCTTTTCAGTCGACAGTGGAAAAACAAAAATTATTGTAACAGAAGGGGGGTCTTCTATACCAATATATGAATGGCCACCGCCCGGACAGAACGAGTCGTTTGCACCGTATTTGGGCAACAAACACACCATCGGCGGTGCGCACCCCCTAGCCAGCGAACTCGACCTAGGTAAGTACTATGTTGATGTTCTTCAGTTGGTGCTTGAAACTATTTTTCTTGAATCTACAAATCATGATTTGTTCAACGGAGTTATTTTTAATAAAATACCACTTACGGACTTAGAAGCAAAAACAACATGCAACACTATAATTGGCGCCACCCCCCTTCTCGATCCCGAGAAGCTTAAGAAAGACGTCGACCAGATACGAAAAAATTTAGAGTGCGCAATAAGTAGGTTTGATACCCCCAACGCTCTTGAGGTGTCAGCTGTGTTTGGTATTGTTAAAATGCTGTTGAAAGTGTGTATTATAGAAGAGTGTTTAAAGAATATATTTATTTTTGGTTTTGTGAGGGTGGGAGATATTGTACAATCTGACCCTTATATGACGTTGTTGCTAGATAATGTAGTCAATTCTTTGCAATCATCAATAGGTCAAAATAATTATGAAAGTGTGCTTGACTATTCCTCAAAAATTATTAATGGTCGCATACAAACGGGGGAGTCCTTCCCCACCCCACCCGGATCCCCGGATGACGCCGAACCGGTTGACGGGCCGCTAGGGCCGATACATAAATTACGAACACCAGAGGACTGCTTAAAGATTTTGATTTTAGAAAGCGCAAATGAAATTAGTGATATTTTTGATAATCGTGTACAATCAATTGTGGATCCCGAGTGGCAGAAAAAATTTACTCCGTATGACTCGATGGATGAGTCGACTGTACAAGATCGCCTTATAGAATACGCAATATCATCTTCGCCAAAGTATTGGTCTCCTAGCTTATTCCCTCGCGACGACACAAAAGAAAATAGTGCTTTCTCTGGTCTTTGTCCAATGCATTTGCTCTCTACTACGGCTGCGGGCTTGTGGCCCCTTCAATTTAATGGGGAGAAGGACTCTAATGAAAATTTTGAAGATGTTTTAGACTTTTACGCGAATACAGGCTGGCCCAACCGCGGCGCCGATAATAATTTACCATGGTCCGGCGGGTACTTTTTCCAGCCATACGTAAGAATCAACTCAAATTTCGATAATATGTATTTAAACCCTACCCCGCCAGATGAGGTTTTTAGAGATAGCTGTGCCCGCTTCTGGAGAAGCCTTAAAACAGCTTACGATCAAAAAATAACTGAAACTGAAACCTGGCCCGACAAAGCGCAGAATCTAGATTATTTTCTGTACATCGGCACCAGCGGCCGCCATAAAAAGATTGCCGAGTTTATTGCACACCTCTTCCAGAGCATTGAAGATGAGGCCAAGGAGCATTTAGGATACACAGAGCCTGGAGATCCTGTGTGGATCCAGGGCGGAGTTTTTGAAAAGTTTTTTAAATTTTTATTTTGTCCGGGCACAGAGAACGTCTCCCCCGGCGAATCAAAATATTTCGACAACAGTCTATTCACGAGACTTGTGTCTTCTTATATGGCGATGCCCGGCACCCCTTCAAACACCAATCCTTCGTTCGCTAGCGACTATAAACAAGGTATGCCCTTGAATAGTTATTATTATTGGGACAAAGAAGATAGTGGCGCCACGTCCTTTGACCAAGCTAAGTGGAGCTGGGCCAATAGGGGGGTTACTTCAACAAACCTCGCTGTTGGCGGGACGCTCCAAGGCAAAAATAGTGCGCCACTAAGCTCTGAGAGATATAGTAGTACAATTGCTATGCTAGGGTTTGCTAAGGAGCTTCGCGCTCCATCCGCCCCCTACGCGAGCGACTTGGATATAACGACCCTTGGCCAACAAGCAAATCCAGACGAAAAAAACGCTTTGTCCATTATTGGTGATTTTATTACTAGTTTTGATGGGTATGAAAAGCTCACTAAAACTACTGATAAAACCCCCGCGGCCGCTGGCGGGACGGGCCAAAATCTTGAAGATTATGAATATGCCAAAATATTTTGGTACGCAATGAGAAATATAATTTTTGATAGCGCCTCCCACTTGTGGTTTACTTTTAAAGTAGGCATGAGATTAAATTTGATATTTAAAATCGACAATATAGCCTCCGAAGATTTTGAGGCCATTGCTAGCAAGATGAACGCCTCCGCGGGGCCACATGAATTTAAAGACTATAACGAAGAGAAGTCGTTTATATGGCAAAAAAGTGAGAATGAAACATATTTTTGTTTACCTGTGGAGTCTGTCGAAGAAAACGCAGCGACCAAGTTTAAATCGTATGCCCATCATTGGCAGTGGGAAGCATCGGATGATCTAGGAACAGCCGAACTCCAAGGGCCGAAATCCGCGGCCGGCACGGGCACCCTAAAAACGCCCACACTATGGGCCGTTTGCCGCGCGATGGACATAGCCCTCAGTGGAAAAAATAAAAGCGAGACTTTAGAAGGATTAAAACGAGAATTATTGAAAAAGTACAAGGGGTCAGCGAATGTGGGTTCACTCGCAATGAAAGAAATGGTAGCTTTGGTTGCCATTATATATCGGCAGTACACAGAGTCAGCATACCCCTCTATTAATACTTTGTTTGGGCCTCTCAAGCGCACTGTTAATAGATATTTAGTACAAACGATAGCAGCGATCAATGATGATTATCAACATGTTGATGCGCTGATGGCAGAGACAGATCCGCTTGCTCAGGTAGGCGACAATGCGCCTAGCGATGAAGACTTAACGAGGAAATTTATGATGATGTGCGTCCAGATGGCCGCCAACATTGTTGATCCTACATGGCAAACACCATGGCTAGCGCCCGGGCCTCTCACACCGGTTGGTATAATTGCTAAGAGCTTAGCTACTAATTGGTCTGAAGACGATGAGGATCCCAAGGCCCAAGACCTTGGCGCGCCTTCCGATTATTGCCCACCTGATGCCGATAGCGATTATTTGACAGATATCGAAACGATGCAGGCCGAGGCAGCTGCCTTCGCGGCACAAAAAGCCGCAAACGAAGCCGCGGCACAAGCGGCGAAAAATAAAGCCTTGCAAGATGAAGCTGCGAAGTTAGAAGAATGGGACAACAATAGAACTCGCTGGATTATTGAGTTTTTAGACGAGAAGGAATGGCCGCCTCCCCCCGGGGAAGGTACGTCGTACAACCCGGATAATCTAGACTGGCAGTACTTGAGATTAAATTTTGCAGAATCCGAGCTTGGCGAAGCCGCCCAATATGCCGCTAAAGGCGACAAAAACGCCGGCCATAACATTCAGGAGACGAATCAAAATATCATTGGGGTAAGAGGCGCCAACAGCAACCAAGGCGGGCCCGGCACCAGCAATCCCGACGAGGAGTGGACTCCGGGCGGGGAGCAGATTAAGTTGACTCTCGCAGTAAAACACAGCCTGATCGATTTTGCAGATCAACACCCGTGGCTAGATTTAAAAATCTCTTCGGCTCAGAGTTCCCAGGCGCCCTATTATGGCACCAACCTCGAAGAAATCCCCGGGAACGGTGGCTGGGTTCAGATCGTGGGGGGTCCGGGTATGCACGCCCCTCATGGAACTTTTTTAACAGCCACTCGCGCTAAATTGCACTATGAATGCCTAGGCCCCGAGTGCGGGGAGTCTGAGACCTAAAATTTAAACAAAAGCTTAAGCGAAATATTTGATTTAATTTCTAATTATTAAAAAGGAATAAAAATATGGCAGTTGGCTTTTCTCCAAGTTTACCTTTACGACACGATTCTGTTGATGGTTTTTATAAATTAAATAAAACTTTGGGTGCCGTGGCAAAACAAAATTTAAAGACAGTTGTGCTAACCGCTCCCGGCGAAAGAATTATGCATCCAGAATTCGGCGTTGGAGCACGGAACTATTTATTCGATCAAACAGAAGGCACATATCAAGGCCTTAGTGTAAAAATAATTGAACAAGCTCGCAAGTATGTTCCTTTTATTAAGATTGTTAATGTTGGCGTGATCGATGTAAACTTAGACGAGACGCAAAAATACGACTATAAAGATACTCAATACATGGGCATTGAGATCTCATATTATATTCCCAATTTAAATTTGAATGATACTTTAAAAATAATTGTTTCTAGTAACATTTAACTAACAAGGAAAAATTAAAAGATGCCAAAGATGAAACCATCCATAAATTATACTAGTCGAGATTTCGATTCTATTAGAGCAGACCTAGAAGCTTATGTAAAAAGATATTACCCGGACAACTTCAAAGATTTTACAGAGGCATCTTTTGGCTCCTTAATGTTAGATACCGTTGCATATATAGGAGATATGTTATCTTTCTATACAGATTACCAAACTAATGAATCATTTCTAGATACTGCCTTGGAGTTTGATAATGTATTAAAATTAAGTAGCGAACTCGGCTATAAGTACAAGCCCTACCCGTCCTCATTTGGTATATGTAATTTTTATATAACGGTACCGGCACAAGCAAACTACCCAGCACCCGACGACAGCTATAAGCCAGTGTTGAAGAAGGGCTCCTCTTTTCTCTCCAGCGCAAATACGATTTTTACCTTGCTGGAAGATGTAGATTTTTCAAAAAGCGACTATCCCATTGTAGTGGCTGACCAAAATTCTACAACTGGTGCCCCCCTTTCATATGCCATACGGGCAGCTGGGCAAGTAGTTTCGGGCGAGTTGGCAATTCAAGAAATTTCAATCGGAGAATTCCAGAAGTTTTTAAGAATTAGATTAAATGGGCAAAACATTAGTGAAATAATCTCTGTCTTTGATGACAATGGAAATCAATATTATGAAGTAGATTATCTCACTCAGAATATATTACAAGTACCAGTCTTAAACAAAGGGGCTGATTCAAGCACTGTTCCCTATATATTAAAGCCCGTCGCAGTTTCCCGACGATTTGTGGTTGAGAGCACGCCAACCGGCGTCTTTTTGCAGTTTGGGTATGGAAGCGAAGAAACCCCTATTTCGCTCCAAGATCCTTCTGAAGTCATACTTCAACTTCATGGAAAAGATTATACCACTGATACTTCATTTGATCCTTCAATACTGAATGAAACTGATAAGCTAGGTGTCGTCCCGGCAGATACTATTTTAACGATAATTTATAGAATCAACACAAACGAAAACACAAATGCGGCCGCCAACACAGTAACAAGAGTCGGTACCGCCAATTTCCAATTTAGTTCACCAGAGACCTTGAATCAAAGCAAAAGAAATGGTGTTACTAATAGTTTAGCAGTGCTGAATGAAGAGCCGATTATTGGAGATGTGACATTGGCTTCCTCCGACGAAATAAAACAAAGAGCTAAAGGAAACTTTGCAGCCCAATACCGAGCAGTGACAAAAGAAGACTATATTAGTCTTGCTTACAACATGCCCTCAAAGTTTGGGAAATTTAAAAGAGTGGCGATAGAGTTAGATTCTGATTCATACAACCAGCGAAATTTAAATTTGTACACCATCTCAGAAGATACAGATCGTACTTTGATTAAAAGCAACGGTACGCTTAAAAATAATTTGAAAACATGGATAACTCAATATAAAATGATCAATGACACGTTAGATATACTAGATGCTAAGATCGCCAACATAGGTATTGAGTTCAAGGCCCTAGCTTTTCCTGGCACTAATAAATACGACCTGCTAAATGAAGCGGTCACAACTCTGCAGCTTGCCTTCGATAAAACATTTTATATTGGAGAGCCATTCTTGATAACAGACGTATACCAAACTTTAAAATCGATTCCAAATTTAATGGACGTCATCGATGTTAATATCATAATTAAAAACGGCGCCGCATATGCGGATTCTCCAATTAGTATCGAAGAATCGTTGTCAGCAGACGGAAGGTATGTTATCCCACCAGTAGACACAATTTTTGAAATTAAGTTTCCCAATTCAGACATAACAGGAACGATACTCTAATGGCTATAAAAAGATATACAGCAGATGCAGACACAACAATAACAAACGCCTTCAAAGCAAACCTATCTACGCGTGGAGTAAGCGGCAACATGGGACAATCAGATATCCTCGAAGTCTTTTCAATCTTTGCACAAGCCTCCTCGGCCTCATCAGAACTAGAAAGAGTTTTAATAAAATTCCCCGCCACGGGGACGACCGCTGGTTATATTTCTTACGACAGGGAGCAGGGTAACATCCCCGCATCGGGGAGTGTGTCTTTTTACTTAAGAATGTTCGACGCACCACATTCGCAGACTACCCCCAAAGGTTTCAATTTAATTGTTTCTGCGGTGTCTCAGTCTTGGCAAGAAGGCCTCGGTCTCGACATGGAAGAATATTCCGACGAAGACGAGGCTAATTGGCTTTATGCGAGCGACACTAAAATTCAAGCCAGCGCCTCGATAACGGTTGCAGATTATGACCAGGCCGGCGAAACAATTACACTGAGTGGATCGAATTCGAATTATTTGTTTACTGCCGCCTCCGCCGATGCCACAAATGAATTTGCTATCGGTAGCAGCAACGCAGAGTGCGCAACGAGTATTGAACAAACCATTAATACTTCCGCTAGCGCAGACTTTTCAGCTTCTGTGGAATCTGCTGTAGTTACAATTTATGCAGCAACCGCCGGCGCCACAGCTAACGCCAATGCTTTGACTAGCAGTTTGGCCGCCTTCGCCACTGTAACCGGATCACAGGAGGGCGTTAATACTCTTTTCGGGGGAGGGTCAAACTTTACTTTATGGACAACGGAGGGTGGCGATTATTATGCAGACGCTTCCTCTTCATTTACAGCTTCATTTAATAGCGGCTTTGAAAACATAGAGCTAGATATTACCCCGCTGGTAGAACAGTGGATTAACAGTTCCGGAAATGTTTTAGGTACAAAATCAAATTATGGGGTTGGTGTTAGACTGTCACCAACAGAAGACAACGCCAGTAACTCGTATTATACTAAAATGTTTTTTGCACGAGGATCACAATTTTTCTTTAAGCGTCCTTACATCGAAGCGCGCTGGGATTCTTCCACTCAAGACAATCGTGGAAGTTTTTATTACAGTAGCTCTCTGGCGCCAGCCGCAGATAATTTGAACAAAATTTATCTGTATAATTATGTTCGTGGGCAGCTGAAAAACATACCAAACATTGGAACTGGCAGTATATATGTAAGCCTTTATTCGGGGTCAGCAGATAATTCTGCCCCATCTGGTTCAAAGCTGCAATTAAGTACCGGCGGTGATGTAGCATCAGGCGATCTGTACAATGTCACGGGAGGGTATGTTTCGACTGGTGTATACTCGG